AAACAAAACCTATTTCCAAGTGTTAGTCGATCCAAATAGAGCTTCGTTAGCACAGGAGTTGGCAGATAAAGAGGGTATAAAAGCTACGGCCTGGGTAAGAAATTTAATTTATTCGGAGTTGGAGAAGGCATACCCTAAATCTGTTTATGACATGGCTAAGGCAGAAGATATTGTTGTTTGGCAAAAATCTGTTAGAAAGAGAATAGAAGGTAGAAAAACTAACAAAAATGAAAATTGAGGAAAAAATTGCAACAGCTAATAAAAGAATAATAGAGTTACAAACGCTTATTAAATACTGGGAAAATGACAGTAGAACAAAAGTTGATAGAAAACTACAAAGCACAGTTGGCTGAACTCCATAATCAATACTTTTTTGAGAACATGGATGGTAAGGAATACTGTGTAAGGTATGACGCTATCAAAAAACGAATTAATGAACTTGAAAATGAAACGAGAAGAAACTCAATCTGGCAGAAAATTAAAGTTTTTGCAGGACAACAGAAGAAAAAGATTAGTGAGATTATTGCTAGACGTAGAGCTTCGTGGGGTGGATCACAAGATATACATAACTAAAGATTCTAGAGCAGACCTAACCGTTCACGATGGGAGGTGGGTAAACGATCATATAAGGACTGCTATTGTTAAGCATAACTATGAGATCAATAAAATACCAAACTTACAGGTAAAGGATTTCAGTATTCAAGAAATTAGAGAATACGAAAAAACTTTTTTATCTGACGACTCATAGATTTTCTTTTCTTTAACTTTTCTTTTTTCAACTCTCTTATCGCGTTCATTGCCTCCAGTTCTGCTAGACGGCCCAACATACCTGCAAGAAATAAGTCTTGCTTCATTTGGTGTCTTATTAGGTGAGTGCAATATTTTTTTATCTCATCAAAGTTTTTGCTCCGCATAACTTCTCTGCATCGCAGTTCAACAGACAGTTCCAACTCTGGTGTAGGAGTTTCAAAATCTATGTTGAAGAAAGTATCTTTAGTCATTTGACTGGAAAGAGTTTTTCTTCAATCATTTTTACTATTGCATCGTCTATGTCATTGTCAGTTTTATTAACTGCATCTTTAAGCATCATTAAAACTGCTTTGCGTAAGGATTCAGATCTACCAAATTTGATAAACAATCCAATTAGGAACTTAGACATAATGTTTTGTGTTACTTCCCAAACATATCAAAATTTGCTAAATTTGCCATAACTACAGCATTTTATGGAAGAAAAGAACAAAAAGAATCTATCTTCAGATAAACAAATAGAAGATGAAAAACCTGACTACCAGGAGAAGATTACCTTTTTAGTTTCTACAGTCGCACAGGGATTTATATTAACTTGGTGTTTATTAGTTCTGTCTCTTGGGTATGTTAAATTACCTAACAAATTATTTGGAGTTGATATTCCAGATCAACCTAGGGTAGATAGCACCTTTGCTGCTGGCTTATTAGGAAATATTTTAGGCGGACTAGGTATAAGTGTTAATGCAGCACAGGGAGCTAAAAAGAAAAAGAAAGAGGGTGAAAATGGTCTTAATGCTAACAATACTGGTGGCTATCAAACACTTATTATAAAACAACCGCTTGAGATAATAGCAAGCAAACCAGAAGTATTAAAAGTTGATCCTGCAAAAACAAAACCATGAAAAAACTAATTCCATTTTTATTTCTTATCAGTAATCCTGCTGCATATTGTGACATTACGCACAGTATTTCTTCGAGCGTAAAATTTGAATCCTTATCAGCAGCAAGCACCGCAGACAAAATAGGATCCTCATACAGCATAAGCGGTAACAATGTGACAACAGTCGATTCCAACTCAGCAGCTACAGTGGGAGGTTTCGGATCTACGAGTAACGGAGTTCCTAGCATTTCATTTCCTTCTGCAACCCAAGCAACTAGTGGTGAAGCGTTTTCATTTGCTCAATCCTACGTGGAAGGTGATGCTACACCAGGTAGTGCAGTAACAGTAGGCACAGTTCCAAACTTCAGTGATTTAACCTCTACAAGTGCTGGCAGTGTAGGAACAGCAACAGTTGGAATTGATAATCATACAATGACACTGACACCAGGTACAGGAACAGGTATCGTACTGACAGGACAATTTGTTGTTGATCTAAAAATTGAATGAGGAGGCTAATTCTTTTTGGTTTTATTTTTTCTCTTCCTTGTTACGCTGTTCCAGTTATTCCAAATTTCACACAGGGTACAAGTACAAGTCGAACAGAGACTTCCACAATTATTACAGAATCTATACGAACAACAGAATATAATTCTGGGTTTACCTATTCAGTTACGGGATCAGGAGTTCAGCATGATGGATCGTCTATATCACCTCCTGTCACATCAGTTGACGAGTCTATAAACGGTACAACCTACACATGGACAAACTTAAATTTAGAACAAAAACCGAACTGGACTCAGACAAATCAGGGAAATGCCTTTCAATTTACAGAAGTGTACAAACCTGCTGGGCTAGAATCCGTAACCGATATAACACGAACCATAGAAAGCACAAGCGTAACAGATACCACAACTATATTCTCGCAATAACCTTAGTAGGAAATCCAGTATTAGCTAATGTCTCAAACACTAGTGCCCCAGTAGCACAATCCTCATCCAGTGTGTCGAATTTTGCTACCCAGGTGATTGGGGGGCCAATGGTAGAAAATTTTTATGGTAATGGCATTAAATGTTCAGGCCCACAAATGGGTGTAAGCCCTTTTATGACTACAACATTTAATCAAAAAAGACCTCAAGATTACATATACCACACTCCTGTTTATGATAATACGGATGCAAATGACGATGGAGTATTAGATAACCCAGGTAATATACTTTACTATCAGGAAAACTATAGTGGTAACAAGGATTCTTTAGGTCTTAACTTTGGTGTTGCTCTTACATTTAATATTCCGTTGGACAATAGATTTCAAGATGCCTGTTTAGGTGCTGCCAATACGCAGATACAGTTGCAGAGAATGGAACTATCTAAGGCCAGATTAAATTATGAGTTGGCACGTTTGAAAAATTGTGGAGAATTGAAGATTGCAGGTATTGAATATGCAAAAGATTCTCCTTACTTTGATTTATGTAAAGACGTTATAGTTACCGCAAAGAAAGGACAAGTTATACCACATACGCATCAATTAAAAACTAAGTAGATTCATCTTTTTTCTTATCAAGTTTAGACAGAATCTTCTTAAAAGCAGTCTTACTCAATGATTTTATTGCTGGTATAAGTAATGGAGAACTGGCAGCAATGAGAGAAATAGTAACGACATTAAGAGCAGCACTAGGACTTGGAAGTACAGAGTCGATAAAGGTGACGTCCTCATAAAGGGTTATACACTCTGTACCATCTTCGCTTCTTTTATGTCCAGATACACGGGAAATTCTTTTTTCGTTACGGTAGTCTCCAATTTTTTGATCCTTTTTTCCTGGGCACTCTACGAATACATCTTTTTTATCTTTTGGTGGTATATATTGTCCTGACTGATCTTTTGAATCTACAAATTCCTTCTCCTGTTTATTAGGAGTCTTAGATTCTGTGTAAGTGAATTCATTCGGGTTATATTGCAGTGGTTCAAAGGACGGGATAATAAAATTACCACATTCGCTGTACGTTCCATATTTATCTTTATCATTATCTATCAGGCTAGGGAGATTATTTCTATGCACTCTTACACAACCTGGTATATCAACTTTTGGCTTATAAATAACATCTAATGTTGGAACGTAAAGCTCCCATACAGGTATCTTTGGGATATTTACTTCTCGTATCTCAATCCGATGTATCTTGGTCATGATTGGGATAGTAAACCTCTACATAAGATTCACATTTAGGACAGGATAGATTTGTAACCATAGAATACTCTTCGGCAAGTATAGGTTTGAGTTCTTCAACACTATGATCTCCACCCCAAATTAATTCTGTTTGACAATGCCAGCAGTTCATTTGTTCATATAAGAGTTACCTCTCTCCAAGAAGTGCTTATACATTGCAAAAGCACAACTAAGATAGATTATTATTGCTAATAAAGCAGCAAAGAAAGGTAATAACATTTACTTAAGTCTAAACGGCATAGATGGTCCTGTTGTTTTTGGTAATGCGTTATCCAGTACGTTAGGCATCATTCCTTTTACATTGCCCAGTATCTCGTTCATAACTCTTGCCTTGAACTGTTCTGAAGTTACATACTTGTAACCAAAGTACGC